TCGTCTCCGATGAGGACGAGGACAACGAGCGCGAGGTAGCCGCGATTCTCGAACGGCGCTGGCGCTGCAAGCTGCGGAAGTTCGGCAAGCTCGACCCGATCGACTGGTGGGCCGAACGAGACGGCAAGGTCGTCGCGTTCGTCGAGCTGAAGTGCCGGAAGATCCCATCGACGAAATACGCGACCGTGTTCGTGACGCTGCGGAAATGGCTCGACCTGCTCCGCGCTCACGAGTGGACGATCGACGGCGTTCCCTCTTTGATCGTCGTGCGCTGGACAGACCGGATCGGCTACTACGAGATCACCGACCTGCCGCCCGGTCGCCTGTCAGTCCTACGCCGACGAGAGCACCGCGTCGAGCAAGACACCGAGCCAGCGTGGGAGCTTCCGATCAGCGGGTTCACGTGGTTGTGAAATTAGGTGTTGACACCATCAACGCCATGTGTATGTTTCAGTTATCAACCACCACCAAGGAGATCGAAAGATGACTCAGGAACTCGTAAACGCACTCAGCAACGCCCGCCACCACGTCGAGTGCCTCGTACCACAGGTACTCCTGACCACCAACGCCCTCAACTACACGTGGGTCGATGGTGGCGCAGTCATGGATGCGGTGGAGGGCCATGTCCGGTATCTGCACGCGGAGCCTGCTGCCGACAGCCTGACCGCAGTGCTGCCGGGGCACGGTCTTTTCACAGTGACCAAGACCGGGGAGGTGTACCGATGAGCGCGTTCATCTGCGACCCTCGCACGATCGGAGCCGCTGCCGCGTACATCGCCAGCACAGAGCGAGCAGACGAGCAAGAGGCGCGGCGTCTAGCGGTCAAGCTCGCCGTCGCGAACATCGTGAGCATCGACGCTCGGTACGGAGAGGGCGAGGGCGAGAAGTGGGCCGGAGACGGTTTCGCCTTCGAGTGTGCAAGTGCAGCCTCGCAGATCATCGCGGCACCTGTATCACGGGAACGTGCCCTCGGCGCTCTTCAGTGCCTTCAGTACCAGAGCTGCGAGTTCGAGGGCTACGCCGGAACGGAGCAGGGCAAGATCACCGAGGAGGCCATCGTCGGCCTCGTAGATGCGGGCGTGAAGCCCGAAGGATGGGATAGCTGGGTATGAGCGATTATTCCGACTTCTTGGCAAGTAAGGCGATCACCGATCTGCCCACGGGCATTTCGATCTCAGGAGCACTTAACACCCACCTGTTCCCGTTCCAGCGAGATGTCGTCAGATGGTCTTTACGACGCGGCAGGTCAGCGGTGTTCGCTGATTGCGGCATGGGAAAAACGCTCATGCAGCTTGCATGGGCTGAACACGTACCCGGACCTGTTTTGATTTTGGCCCCGTTGGCTGTTGCACAGCAAACAGTACGCGAGGGTCAAAAGTTTGGGATCGACGTGGAATACGTTCGCCAGCAACCGAAAGATCACGGGAGTCGCGTCTACATCACGAACTATGAGATGCTAGATCACTTCGATGCCTCGAAGTGGCACGGTGTCGTGTTGGATGAGTCAAGCATAATCAAGCACAAAGATGGAGCGTTTCGGAGACAACTGATCGAAGATTTCTCATCTGTGCCGTTTCGACTGGCCTGCACTGCGACGCCTGCTCCAAATGACTTCACTGAGTTGGGCAATCATTCAGAGTTTCTTGGGGGACTCTCAATGACTGAGATGCTCAGCACGTTCTTTGTGCATGACGGCGGCTCGACACAAAACTGGAGACTGAAAGGGCACGCTGTTTCTGAGTTTTGGCGATGGGTGTGTTCATGGGCTGTCATGCTCCGCAAGCCTTCGGATCTCGGATACGATGATGAAGGTTTCAATCTTCCGGGCTTGGTCTATCACGATCATGTAATCCGCACAGAGACGGCACCTGAAGGCTTCCTCTTCCCGGTGCAAGCCGAAACGTTGCAAGAGAGACTAGCGGCTCGTCGATCCACAATCGCGGAGCGGGTCGCAGAGTGCGCGGCTCACGTAAACAACTCAACCGAGCCTTGGGTTGTCTGGTGCAACCTGAACGATGAATCGAAGGCCCTCGCAGATGCGATCCCTGACGCGGTTGAGGTGAGCGGCTCTGATTCTAACGATGTCAAAGAGGATCGCTTGCTTGGTTTTTCAGAGGGTCGTTTCCGCGTACTCGTCACGAAGCCGAAGATCGCTGGTCATGGTATGAACTGGCAGCATTGTTCCAATGTGGCTTTCGTCGGATTGTCTGATTCGTGGGAGCAGTATTACCAAGCCGTGAGGCGATGCTGGCGTTTCGGGCAAGAGCAGGATGTGGACGTTCACATTTACACTGCTGAGACGGAGGGTGCAGTTGTCGCAAACATCAAACGCAAAGAAGCAGATGCACTCACGATGGTCGAGGAAATGACGGCGCAGATGAGAGACTTGAACAGAGAGGACGTGCGAGGCATGGAAAAAGAATCCGTTGAATACGTGACAGATCACGAAAGTGGCGCAGGATGGGATCTCCACCTCGGGGACTGCGTTGATGTGGTCAAGTCTCTTGAAACAGACTCAATCGACTTTTCGGTTTTTTCGCCACCTTTCGAGAGCCTGTACACGTACACGGCCACGGATAGAGACATGGGGAATTGTCGATCCTCAGAGGAGTTTGCCGAGCACTTCAAGTTTCTTGTGGATGACTTGTTCCGCGTCATCAAGCCGGGGCGATTGGTTTCTTTTCACTGCATGAACCTTCCGACTTCTAAGGTCCGTGACGGGGTGATTGGTATTCGAGACTTCCGCGGTGAGTTGATCCGTATGTTTCAGGCTGCTGGGTTCATCTATCATTCAGAGGTCTGTATCTGGAAAGATCCAGTCACGGCGATGCAGAGGACCAAGGCGCTCGGATTGCTACACAAGCAGCTAAAGAAAGACGCCTGCATGAGTCGTCAGGGAATCGCAGACTATCTCGTCACGATGCGGAAGCCGGGAGAGAACCCGAACCCCGTCACAAACACGAACGAGACTTTCCCGGTACAGCTATGGCAGAACTACGCATCTCCTGTATGGATGGACATTAACCCCTCCGACACACTGCAATACCGGAGCGCAAGGGAGCATGACGACGAACGCCACATCTGCCCGCTTCAGCTTGAAGTGATCCGTCGTGCTATTCGGCTTTGGACGAACGAAGGGGATCTGGTATTGTCCCCATTCACGGGTATAGGCTCCGAAGGCCATGTTGCCATCGAGGAGGGGCGCAGGTTCGTAGGCGCAGAGCTGAAGGAGTCTTACTTCAAGCAGGCTTGTAAGAATCTGGACGCTGCCCAGTCCTCTCGTGTGGACTTGTTCGCTTCTGCTGGCGTAGTGGTATGATTGGAGTCAAGGGAGCGCCACGGCACGTTGGACTAATGGATCGTACAAAGATCTGCGAAGCGTGCGGCGACATCTTCGCAAAGCCCTCGAATCAGCCGTGGGGCCGATGGCGTAAGCGTCGGTTCTGCTCACACGAGTGCTGGTGGATGACGAGGCCCAACTGGAACAGGTACGCAAACCAGAATGTGCCGCTCCAAGAGGATGAGCGGGATGCTTAGGGTCGGTAGCCTGTTCTCAGGGATCGGAGGATTGGAGCTTGGCCTAGAGCGGGCAGGGATGGAGGTGGTGTTCCAAGCCGAATACGACAAACAAGCGCGTCGGGTGCTCGCGAGGCACTGGCCCGACGTCCACAGATACGAGGATGTGCATGATGTCAGGATTTCACGAGAACTTGTCCGCGAGCGTAACGACGGAGTCGATAGCGAAGGCTCTCCGCGCTGGCGCCAGCGCGAACTATCAAGGGGTGGTCCCCGGAATGGTGGAGGACCGACAGCCAATGCCGGACCAGTTGACGTTATTTGCGGAGGATTCCCGTGCCAAGATTACAGCGTTGCAGGAAAGCGCGGCGGCTTGGCTGGAGACCGTGGCGCGCTCTGGTGGGAAATGCACCGGATCGTTGCTGAGCAGCGCCCCACGTGGGTTGTCGGAGAAAATGTGTCTGGCCTCCTCTCATCGAACGGAGGAGCCGACTTCCGTACCATCATCGCCTCGCTTGTACAACTCGGGTATGGCGTCACATGGGCTACTATGGACAGCCAATACTTCGGAGTGGCGCAACGACGGAGACGCCTGTTCATTATCGGACATTCTGGAGGAGTCCCCAGACCCGAAATACTCGCTATCTCCGAGGGCTTGTTCGGGCATCCTGCGCCGAGCAGAGAAGAGGGGCCGGGTGCTGCCGAAGGCGTTGAGGCTCGCACTTACAGCAAGACAACAGCACAACCAGACTACGACAATTGGGACGCAGCAGCAGTGAACCGAACGCTATCAACCTTCGAGAACGCGAGCGATGTGCGGGCGAGCACGATAGTCCTCGCAGGTGACGGTGCCAACGCAGAGATCACCACGGACTCGTCACCGGGGCTGGGTCCGACGCTGAAGGTGGGGTCCGGTATCGGGATTACCACGATCCCTCGCCGCCTCACCCCGAAAGAGTGCGAACGCCTACAAGGCTTCCCAGACGGTTGGACAGCACGATACGACGACGGGACAAAAGTAGCTGACGGCCCACGATATCGGATGCTCGGCAACGCGGTAACTGTGAGCGTGGCTGAATGGATCGGGAGACGAATCATGCAAGCCGAGAAACAAGACAGGGCGCGGATAGGATTCGACGCTTCGCAAGACTCGCAAGAGAACGGAGCGGACCCCGGTTCGACTCTGGGCGCGTCCATGTAGAACAGGCTCGGGAAGCGCGTCTGATATGTCATGCAGAGCTTAACCGTGGGACGCGCACGGCACGGGGGTGGTTCCTCGGTAGCCATAAGACAGCGCAGCCCTCGTCAGCTTCGGCGGGCGGGGGCTTCGCACTTCACAGAACCCACTCGCGCGTCCTACCTTTGAGACTCAACCCAACCCCAACACGGAACGGGTGGATGAGTCCTAAGAAGCACAAGCTCGACCACGAGAACGATCTCTGGCTCCAGCAGCCGGGAGAGAGCCCGCAAGCCTACGAGGCGTTCTGCACGTTTCGCGACCTGCCGCGTCAGAGGCGCACGCAGAATCTCGTTGCCTTGAGGTTGGGAAAGAGCGGGACGATCATAAACCGATGGGCGCAGCGCTGGTCATGGCACGATCGCGTCCTGCCGTGGGACCGCGAGGACGACCGCGTGGTCCTCGAAGAGCATTGGGACCGCCTGCGCGAAATGTCTGCGCGACAGTCTGACGAGGCGATGACGATGGCCTCGACTTTGATGGAGCCAGCGAGAGCGATCCAGAAGCTGATGCTCGAACAGCCTGACGCTTTCTATGATTATTTTATGGCCGACGATGGCGAGGGCGGCAGGGTGCTCGACTTCGACCGACTCGACCGCGTGCTTCACATGGTCTACACGTCGGCGCGGTATCTGCCGATGATCGCTGAGATGGAGCACAGGGCGCGAGGTATCCGTGGCGAGGTGGTCGAGCAGGAGTTCGGGAGCCAGCACGCCTCGCCGGTCGTCGGTCGCATCGAAGTCGGGCGCGACACCGCTGCCGCTTCTGAGTTATTCGCCAAGCTGGTCGGGCGCACCGCTCCGCAGATCGCTGTCAGTGATCGCGCTGGCTGACATTGATGACGCGGTGCTCGCTCGCAGCTACCCTGCGGGCTTCGCCCGTTATGCGAGCTTCGGGAAATGGGAGATCGCGGATCACCTGCTGCTGATTCAAGCCTACCTGTTAGAGCTTGTTTACGGAGACATCGACAACCTCATCATCTCCATGCCGCCACGGCACGGGAAGTCGATGTTCGTGAGCACGTATTTCCCATGCTGGTATCTGGGCACGCACCCAAATCACAACGTCATCCTCGCGTCATACGAGGCAGGGCTCGCGTCGATGTTCGGGGGACGTGTCCGCGATCTGATGGCAGAGTTCGGCGCGAGTCTATGGGGCCTGCGGGTCCGACCTGACAAGCGAGCCGCGAGCGATTGGGAGCTAGTCGGCAAAGGCGCGGACGGCACGCCGGTCGTCGGCGGCATGAGATCAGCAGGCGTCGGGTCGGGTGTTACAGGACGAGGCGCGAACCTCGTCATCATCGACGACCCCGTGAAAGACGCGGAGCAGGCGCAGAGCGAGAGGTATCGGCAGCGGGTCTGGGACTGGTATCTCGCCACGCTGTTCACACGTCGCGAACCCGGCTGCAAGCAGTTGTGTGTGATGACTCGCTGGCATGAGGACGATCTGGCTGGACGGCTCAAGGATCGGGCCGAGGAGCAGGCGGGCATCCAGTGGCACGAACTCTCTCTTCCCGCAATCGCTGAGGAGAAAGACGAGGGCGACGAACTCGGGCGCTCGCTCAACGATGTTCTATGGCCGGAACGCTGGCCGATCGACCAGTTGGAAACGGTACGCGGTACCATGTCGGCCTACTGGTTCGGGGCGCTGTATCAGCAGCGACCGGCACCAGCCGAGGGTAACATCTTCCGGCGCGACTGGTGGAGGTTCTGGGTGCCGCCAGAGCTAGAGGGCAAGCTGCCGCCTGTGCGCCTGTCGGGTACAGACAAAGCCGCTGAGGTCATTGTGCGTCCCGAGATGCAGCGCGTGGCGCAGTCGTGGGATCTGACCTTCAAGAAGGGCGAGGACACCGCGTTCGTCGTCGGGCAGACGTGGGGGCGAGCAGGGCCTGACGCTTACCTGCTCGACGAGGACCGCGCTCGTCGTAGCTTCCCCGAGACTGTCGATGCCGTGCGCTCGTTCGCGCAGCGATGGGATGAGGTGTCGGCTATCTGGATCGAAGACGCGGCAAACGCGCAGGCAACGATGGCGGTCTTGGCTGGCGAGGTGCCGGGGATGATCCCGGTGCGTGTTGAGGGCAGCAAGGAGGATCGTGCTCTGGCGATCAGCGCGTACCCGGAGGCGGGCAACGTCGTCCTGCCACATCCTGCGGTCGCTCCGTGGGTGGTCGATTATATTGAGGAACTCGCTAGTTTCCCTAATGGCCGATACGCAGACCGTGTGGATTGCACGAGTCAGGCGCTCCGCAGAATATTTACGACGGAGGAGAAGAAGCGCCTCGTCTGGGGGAAGCGACATCATCGGAGGTAGGACATGGCAGTCGGTATGATGCGGGCGCTAGGCGATTTGGCGACCCGCATGGGCATCTCGGGCAAGCTCGGGCAGACCTACAAAGGCGACCGGGATCTATACACGACATTCGGGTATCGTCGTGACCCCGACTTCAACACGTATCTCGACTACTACCTGCGCGGCGACATCGCTGCGCGTGTCGTGGATATGGCACCGAAGGCGTCGTGGCGACACGCTCCGATCGTGAGAGCCTACGGAGACGACGGTGGCGCGTTCGGTGACACGATCGCGATGCTCGACGACCGAGTGCGTTGTTGGCATCACCTGTCGCGCTTGGACGAGATCAGCGGCATCGGTCAGTTCGGGGTGGTGCTGATCGGGACGCGAGGCGGGCCGGTCACACAAGAGCCGGTCGGCCTGACTTCGCCCGAGGACATCATGTACCTGCGGGCATACCATCAAGGCTCGGTCGAGATCAAGGAGTGGGAGGAGGACACCACCTCGTCGCGCTACGGACTGCCGAAGGTCTACGAGATCCAGATGCAAGGCACGACGACCGACTCCTCCTCACGCACGACGACAAACCCGTCCCTGCTCGTGCCGTGGCAGCGGATCATCCACGTGGCCGAGCAGACGATTGAGGATCAAGTCTACGGACAGCCGAGACTCGCTCGCGTGCTCAACCGAGTCGATGATCTCAGCAAGGTTCTCGGCGCGTCAGCCGAGTTGTACTGGCAGAACATCGCGGGTATATGGCACGCCAACGTCGGCGCAGACATCGACGTGTCCGACGAGGATCTCGAAGCGTTTGAGGACGACATTCTCGCGGCTCGGCATGGCCTTACCCGACTCATCCAGACGCGAGGCGTGGACCTCGACGCGATCACTGGAGCGCCTGTCGATCCGCGTGGCGTGTACGACTCGCTGCGTCAGGTGATCTCTGCGGCTGCGGACATCCCCGAACGTGTCCTGTTCGGTAGTGAGCGCGGCCAGCTTGCCGCCGACCAAGATCAGCGCGAGTGGCAGGCACGCATCGCGTCAAGACAAGAGCAGCACGTCGAGCCGAACATCGTGCGTGCGTTCATCGACCGGCTGATCGACTTGGGCGCGATTGAGACGCCCGCAGACGGCTACGATGTGATGTGGCCTCCGATCGATGCGCCATCGACGGCAGACCGCGCAGAGACGGCTCAGAAGTTCGCAGACGCGATCGCGAAGGTTGCGCCAGCGGGCGCAGCGGATCTCGTCATGCCGTCGTGGGAGTTCCGGCAGCACGTGCTCGGGCTCGACCCGGTGCCGCCTGAGATGCCCGAAGGCTTCGATCTGATGATCGACGATGAGGAGGACTAGGTGCCGCTCTATCACTACACCTGCACAAGCTGCGGCAAGAGTCTGGAAGCCTTGCGACCTATCAACCAACGCAACGAGCTACCGCGCTGCTCATGCGGCAGTGTGATGGAACGGGCAGGGATCGAACTACAGAAGCGACCCCGCGTGCAGGGCGGCACGTCGATCAAGTACCGGAACTGAGGATGCTAGATGTCAGCATGGCACACGCGGACCTACACCGACCCATCGACCGGCGAGATCGTAGCGCGGTACGTCAGCCTCGACGGCGAACTCTGGATGCAGGCGCTCACCGATGATGATGTCGTTAAGCGTGAGGAGTCGCGGCGGTCTGTCCGCAGCGCAGCACCTCAAGCGGATCAGGGCGAGCGCCCAGCACAGGACTGACCCGTCAGGTACATCGGGGATCGTCCGGTCATATCAAGCGGACCTGAAGCGTCGATGGGCTCGGATCGAATCGCTGATCTGGCAGACGCTCGTCAGGAACGATGCGCTCAACCCGCTGCCCCGTGCGGCGGCGAATCCGGCGCGACGGTTCCCGAGCGATCCCGGCCTCCAGAACGAGGCATTCATGGCGTGGCTGAACAACGCGCTAGACGACGAGGTACTCGAAGTTGTGCGCGGCCCACAGGGCGCGATCACACGCAACACGCGCTGGCAGGATGTCTATGTCCGCGCAGGCTTCTCTCGTGGCGCACAGCACGCCGAGGAGGCCATGAGACGCGCAGGGATACCGTTCCCCGAGCAAACAGCCGAGCAACTGTTTCGCATCCCTACGAACGCCGCCACGCTCGCGAACCTCTACTCGCGTCAGTTCAACGAGCTTCAGGGTATCACGCAGTCGGCCAGCCAGCAGATCGGGCGCATCCTGACGCAAGGGCTCGCGACTGGTCAGGGTCCGCGTGAGATGGCTCGCGAGATGCGGCGAGCGGTGCAGACGATCGGCAGGAATCGCTCGGTCACGATGGCCCGCACAGAGATCATCAACGCGCACGCAGAGTCTACGCTGAACCGTTACGCGGACGCAGGCGTCGATGGCGTGACCGCGCAGGCCGAGTTCCTCACAGCACAGGACGATCTCGTCTGCCCCGAGTGCCAAGCCCTAGAGACGGGCGAGGCGTTGGCGCTCGACGAGGCACGCGGGGTCATCCCCGTCCATCCGAATTGCAGGTGTGTATGGCTTCCAGTGGTAGGGTGACGATGAGCAAACGACGGGCAGACATCGGACAGACAGCGAACGAGATCGTGGCCGAGCGGATCGTCGCGTTCCTGAATGGCTCGAACTTCACGGGCACGATCGTCTTCAACTGCAACAGCGGACAGATCCGCAACATCGAAACGCATCACAAGACCCGCACCGACGATCTGGTCGAGGAGTACCACAACGGGAACGGCAAGGTGGACACTGCGGAGCTTCTCGCGAAGTATTTGTGATGAACTGACCGCGAGCGTGACGGCACTCGCGGCGACTCCGACTCGAAGGGTGAGGCAGCTATGCCGTCAGCTTGGACAGATGAGCAGGACCAGTTCATTCGGCACCGCGTGGATCTCGGATATACCAACGCGAAGATATGGGCCGAGTTCCGAGACAGGTTCCCCGGAGAGCGATCGCTCCCGGCAGTCGCGAAGCGTCGAACGGCGCTCCAAGCAAGGTTGGATAAGCCAGCCAAACAAATCTCGGAAGACATCACGATCAACGAGGATAAAGACGACCTAGAGATACAGGTCGCAGCCTCGTGCAAGATCAAGACTGTCGATGATCTGATTGCGGCAGCGAAGATCGACCTGACGATCTGGGATATGCGCGACGGTGAGGCTCGCTCGCATTACGTGCCGATGCGGATTAACGACGAGCCCATCGTAGTCGAGACGAGATACGTGAGGGTTCGCTTCCGCAGGAAAGCCGCTGACCTGTTCGATCTCGCGCCAGCAGTCGTCAAAATCGTGCGGCCCAAGATCGCCAGACAGCGCAAACCGACCGCAGATGTGTCGGTCCACTTCGGAGACGTTCATTACCCGCACCACGACGAGCGATGCCTGTCTATCCTGCACCAGATCCTAGAGATCACTGACCCGACCGTCGTCGTCGATCACGGTGACACGCTCGACGCCGAACAGCTCGGGCGCTGGGCGAAAGATCCTCACAACCGGGTCACGCTTGCTGACGAGATCCGCATGGGCGTTGAGCACTTCGGGCGCATCTCCTCGTTGACCCGATCGGACTGTCAGCACATCTGGCTAGAGGGCAACCACGAGGACCGACTGAGGCGCACGATCTGGGACATGGCCGACCGTCGTGCGGCGGGTGAGCTACTGACCCTTCCGACTGTTCGCGACGCGCTCCAGTGGGGCAGCTTGCTCGGGCTCGACTCGCTCGGCTGGGAGCAGTACCCGTACCAAGCGACACACGACCGCCGCAACTTCTGTCTGCTGTTCGACCGCATCGTCTGCAAGCACGGCGCATCGACCGGGGCGCATCCAGCACAGGCCGAGTTCAAGAAGTACGGCAAGAGCGGCATCAGCGGACACACGCACAAGATGGCGAGCCACCATCACCGCGACTGGAACGGTCAGCTACGCTGGACGTGCCTCGGGCTCATGGGCCGCATCCGCGAGGACTACGTGGATCACGCAGCTTGGCAGCAATCGCTCGCGGTCGTCACGTGGTCGAAAGACAAAAGCCGGTGGGGCATGGAGCACGTGCAGATCATCGACGGTGAGTGCCACTTCCGAGGCCAGCGTCTCGTCGGTTGAAACAGGGTGTTGACATCCTCAACAGTATGCTTAAGTTGATACCATCAACACACCACCACTAAGGAGATCACGATGACGAACCCGACCGCTAGCCAGACCGAGCAGATGAACTTTGAGATGTTCTGCGAGCTTTGCTGGAGGATTCACCTGCGCGATGGTGGCACGGTGCGCGAGGCGATGGACACGGCGCTAGAGATGATGGTGGAGACTGCTCGCGAAATGGTCGCCAAGGCCGAGGGAGGCAACTGAGATGAGCACCCCCCGAGTCACTTCCGCACCGAACATCGAAGACACCGACTGCGCCACCTGCGGCAAGCTCCTCGACGCCGACGGCGGCACCGTCTGGATCGTGGACCCAGACGGCTGGGGCAACGTCACCTGCTCGCCCGACTGCGCCGACGAGGAAGCCTACGCACTGGCTGACCTGAACCCTGACACCAACTGGAGAGGGAACTGAGATGAGCACCTACCACTCATTCAAGGAGACTACGG